TCGCACGCTGGAACGACTCCATGCTGTTACCGCGCTTTTCCTCGCAGTACTCCACCGCGGCATCTTGCAACATGTCGCGCAGCTCATCGGCCTCGCTTTTCTGCGGCCTCTTGCTCATCAATTCGATTAGCAACGCAACCACGCCACCGCCAAAGCACGCGCCTAGAAATAGGTCCATCATTCTCCAAGCCCTCCACTGTTGCGCCGTACACGCGCCTTTGCCCGTTCAAGCAGGTCGAATGCACGCTTACTGTCCGCCTCATGTTCCGCCGTGATTAGCTGCATTTCCTCGAACCGCGCCCGCTCGTATTCGCGCTTGGCCTGCTCAATGTCCGCAGCTGTGATGCCGTTCACTCCCGGTTGGTATTCGTTCATTGAATTGCTCCTACAGCCGCCGCTAGGCCGTCACAGTGGCGTTTCAAGGCGTTTGCGTAATCGTTAAGGGTATCGCATTCGGTTTCGTCTGCCAGTGTTTTAGCGAGGCGCGTACACGCTTGGGCAAGGTCGCGGTGATACGAGACGTTTTTCCAGTGTACTGTGCCTATGCGCTCGGCATCCTTGGATTTCTTGACGGTGACAGCCTCCTGAATGCACCAATTCAAATCATCAAGGTTGTTGATGCGGTACTTGTCGGTAATCATAAAGATGTTTCTCATCCTTCAAACTCCTCCGCAGCCTCGATAGCTGCATTCAGTGTGGCCTGCAAATTGGTGCTAATCGGTGCCACGCGCACATTGTTAACGCTCCACGGCTTGCGGCCCTCGGGCACGGGTTCAATTGACTTGTACGCGCCGTAGCGGGTTGGCGTGTAGATATCCTGCCCCGTGTACTCCCGCACCCACACCGGCGCGGTGACGTGCTGCCAGACTTTGCAGCCAAGATGCTCGTAGGTGTGGAAGTTGTTCATCACTTGCCCTCCGCTTTGGCGAGCGCATTACGCGCCACGGTTACCATTTCCAACATGCGACCTGCGCCAATCTCAAGGTGATTCTCGTTCAGGCTGGCGACAAGCCGCGCAAGGTGTAGCAAATCTTCCATCTCACTCCCTTTCATCGACGCAGCGCGTCTGCGAGTTGGTCAAGCGTGTCCGCGTAGGCTTCCTGTGCGGCGCGGTAGTCGCGGCTATCCGGCAAGCACTCGCCGCCCTCATCTTCGCAAGCCATAAACCCATCAGCAAGCCGCCGTGCAGCAATATCGCACTGTGCCCGCGCCGCGTCCACGGCCATCTGGCAGCCCGCAATCCTGTTGTATCGCTCGTTCATCGTGTGGTCTCCCTAATTTGTAAGTTTATCGAACTGCCAGCTCTTGCGCGGCATCTTGCCGTTGTAGGTAATTGACAAATGGCAAGCATATTCCCCATCGTCTACGTATTTGTAGCCATGTTTCCAGTTGTCACTGGTAAACAATTCAAGGGCTAGCTTTTGGAGTTTGCGCTTGCGGTCTGCTGGTATCATCTTGTGTCTCCCTGCGCGTGTACGATGCGCGCCCCCGTGGTGGTTAGTTATTGGCCGACTCAATAGCTTCCGAAATCTCTTCGGCGGTCCAATACTTTTTAGCCCAGCGCATAGCATTATCTTCTAATTCTTGGCGCACACCATACAGGGCATCAATTTGTGATTGTAGCTGCTCAATACGGCATTCAATATCAGCAGCTTCACGCGCAAAACTATCGGTACCAGCTTCCGGCAGGTGCTTTGTCCAGTGGTTCATTTCGTGTCTCCCTTGCGGCTCCCTGCCGCTGTTGTAACCATACTATACCCGATTGCGGTCACACTGTCAAGTGGATTGTGAGGGAATTTTTACTGAACATTTCCCTTGAAACACTGAACGCCAGATGACAATTTGCAGGAAAGCAAAGAAAACGCCCGCTGGCGAGGGGGAGTACCAGCGGGCTAGGCAGAGGCGCGTTGCACGCCTCGAAGGGAGTAGCGTTACTGTGCCACAAAGCACGCGGGTTGTCAATAGCCTAGAAACGCCCACAGCAGGGCCAGCAAAAGCTGAAACACCTCGCTTGCGCCAATGGCAAATCCAGCTTGAAACCACGGGGTGAGGAATGCGATTAGGTCCATGTGATTATCCTTTGCTGTCTGTTAGTGTGAACACCGGCACCTTTTTAGGTACACCTATCAAAGACTTTTCTGTTCTGTAGCCTGCAAACTTGGCAAACCCATCAGCCACCAGTTTGCGAATCCGCCGCTGTGCCGTGCATAGGCTTGTATTCCAAAGGGCTGCGATTTCTTCGGTACTCATGCCGTCGGCATCGTGCACCGTTTCGGCATCTTGCCACGCCTTCAACCATCCGTCTACTGTCATCTCTATTCCTCCGCTTCTGGTCGTTCAAAGCTAACTGTGAATGACTTTGGATACCATACCCCATCTGGAGCCTCACGAATAATCACGCCGCCGAATTGAGGCTGCGACAACCGCCCGCCGGGAATCTTCCAGACGAATGGAGTCTTGCCCTGCCACGCCGGGGTGACAATCGAGTAGGCACTACCTTTCGCGCTTGGAATCTTGCACTCGTACGCTCGGTGGCGATGGCTGCGGATGATTACGTCAGGCGGTCGCCTACCCCATCGGCCAGCCTCTACATAGGACTCCATCAATTCCTTGTTTACCGCCGTGCTTTCATACGCTTGGCTGCCAGTACTGCCAATGTGATGCAGGGCGTGAAGAAGAATATCATTCTGTACTCCCATCTTTAGCCAAAGCTCATACCGCGCATAGTTGCCGGTATCGTCTGGAAACGCGCCAAGCATCCGCGCAAGCATCTCCTCGTACTGCGCAGACGGGCCTACGTGGGCCTCTGTGCCGCGAATGTGGTAGTACCGTTCCGCCCTGTCCACCACCGGCTTTAGCACCTCGTGCGCTATCTTGATTTGGTCATTCCAGTTGTTTGTGAATGTGGTTGTGGTGCCGTGGTGCATACCGTCCAGAGCATCGCCGTTGTGGACTAGGTAGAACGGTTCATCGTGGATGGTCTCTGGTACAAAGACGTTCCAGAAATACTCCCATTGTTGCCACATCCATCGCTGGAATGCGCTGGGCTGTATCTGGTTACCCTCGTCCAAGGTGATACCGTCAGGCGGGCATAATGCCAGCTTGCACCCGCAATGGGTATCGGAGATTATCACCACGTTGTTAATGCGTGCCATACCTACCTCCCTTTAAGTTGTGGGTTATCCCGCAAGCATTGTAGTACACCATGCGCGATTCCGTCTACTAAAATCTCGTCATGGTTGACGTGGCCCATGTTGTAGAGGATGGCGTGAATAACTTCATGCCAGACGGTGACGGCGCGAACGTCCTTTGCGAGTCCCTTGCGGATAACAATCGTCTGCGTTTCGTAGTCAATCAGCCCGCATTCGCTTATGGGTGCCTCTGCCACCGTGTAGGTCACTGCGCCAATGCGGAGCGTATCCATCAGGCCACACGCTTAGTTGTCACAGACACCGCTGGAACCACCCGCGAATGAATGCGCGTTGAAGTGGGCTATTCTGAACAATGGATTCATAGTATCGGGCGCGGGAATAATTGAATGAGGCAAGCATCGCGTCCGAGTATTTGCCGGAAGCTCTGTTAACCGCTTGCAGTGTGATTCCTCCGATAAGTCCATCTTCTTTCAGGTCTTGCCATTCTTCCGGTTTAATGCGATTGTACGCTTGCTGTAGTGCTTTGATTGAACGCCCGCCGCCGCTGTTCACTGCGAAGTCAAACACGCGGGCTGCTAGGTCTGTGTCTGTTATTTCATCGCAACGGCAAGCATCCCAATAGAGCGTTTTGTAAATTGGGACTGCCATGTTCCACGCGATATCAGCCACGTGTTGAGGGAGTTTGCCGTACTTAAACGAGGCCGGATTCCGCAGCCACATTTCCCATGTTTTCTGCGTTATGCCGTACTTCGTCTGTCCGCCACGGTCGCGGGGGTCATCGCTCCAGCCACCCTCGAATTGTTTTGTGCGGAGTAGGGCCGCGTTGAATGCCTCACTCATTGACGCGCACCGCACCGCCCTTGCCGCGATTCTTCAACCGCGTGACGGCCTTTTCGATTTCCGCTTCGATGATGGCCGGTTCCGAGATTATCCGGTTATTCTCCAGCCCGTAAATCTCCGCAACCTCTTTCGCCTTGGCAGTCGCCAACGCCACGGCCACGCCCTTTTGTTCCGGTAGTAGCTTGCCGCCGTTCTGCGCTTTCCATTCGCGCACGGCATTGGTGTAGGTATAGGCTACTGCGCCTTCGATGATGCGAATGATAAACCGCGTGACTGCATTAGTCCTCCTGCTGTATAGCTCGCTGCCCTTCACCACGCTCCACACCACGCCCACGAATACACCTAGCGCGGTCAGTACCGCCTCGCTTGTCAAGATGTCGGTTAGGTCGTTCATTGGTGGTCCTCATCGGTTTTGCGCTTTGGCATACGGTCTATCACCACGTCTAGCTTTTTATCCATTTCATGGAATAGGCTGCGCAGTTGCTTTAGCTCCTGCACGTCAGACTTGAGTGCTGATACATCGCTGTGCATTCCTATTGCCCAAGGGATGCCACGCATAATTGCCGCGCCGAAGATTATATTCACCACCCCCATCAACCACGTAAGTAGCCCTGCGTCGTTGTGAGTTTCCATTCGTCTAGTGCTCCTATGAAACAATGAACCGATGCGCGATAGTATAGCACGAATATTGTGCAAGGCAAGATGTATGTAGGAGAATTGCACACTATCACCATTTACGCGCCACCCCGGCCCATCGAATATATGATGCGGGGTATTGTGGTTAGCTGGGGTTGGCATTCTCTTGCGCCTCAAGTATGGCCCGCATTTCTGCTACACTTTTCGGCACATCAATATTCTCTCCGCGTGCTTTCATTTTCTTTCGCTCTTCCAGCTTTTGGGCTGCGAAGTCGTTTGCGTCATCTTCCGCTGCGTCATTGGCTGCGGCTTGAAGTTCTGCCAGCTTGGTGGATTTGATGTTTTCTGCGCCAATAGACAGGATTGCCACTTTTGATAGTAGCGCGTCAATCTCCACTTGTGCGGCGGCGCGTTGTGCGTCAGCCTTCTTGCGGAGGGTTTCGGCACGCTTGAGTAGTTTCTGGATATGTTCGTTCATGCGATGATTCCTTTTGCAAGTAGCTTATAGTTTGAACCGGATCGGCGGAATAGCACAGCTACATCATTTGTAGTCCCAATAGTAATATCCGCACCAATAGATAGATTGCCAGTGCCATTCTTTAGCACCACGTCGCGTGCGCCATTGGCAGTAGTGAGAATAAGTATCTGCCCTGCGGAATCACCATTGATGGTGTCTAGGTCATCTGTTGCCGCCGCGCCTTCCGTGTCTAGCACGATATAGCTTGATGTGGCAGTGATTGCGCCTGCGGAAATGGTAGCGGCTTGTGCGGTAGAGAATCTCATCAGGCCCGCGAATTCCGCATTACCGCTTGACACAATACCACCAACCGCTGTGACTGCTCCGGTAACAGACATGCGCCAAATAACGGTGCCGGATGTGTCGCGTATCTCCAATCGATTGTCCGCGCTGTTATACACAAACTTGAAGTCCTTTGACGTGCCAAAGTTTAGCGTTTGGTCGTCTAGGAATGTCGTTTCATTCAGTTCATTCGCTGGCATCTATTAGGTATCCTTCTGGATTATCGGGAAGCCAAAGGTTAGCACTCCGCTGGAGTCGAGTTGCAGGAACGGTTGCCACAATTGGCGCGATGGATTGTAAACGCTCAAATATAGCTTGCCGTTGTCTGTGCTTAATGGTCCAACAGAAACATTATCGTCTATCACGCCGTTGTATACAATGGTCGCTGCGGAGATGGTGTTAGCGGATAGGTCCACCTTGGCGCGTCGCGTGCCGCCTACGTTCAGGTAGAGCGTGTTAGCGTCAACCACTTCTATATCGCCCGTACCAGAGCCGCTAATGGTGGCGTTGGCAAGTGCAAGCGCGTTGTTTATGAACAGTCGCCCGCTTTCTTTGTCGCCAACAATCGCACGCCATAGCAGCGTGCTGGATAGTAGCGTGTAGGTTTGCCCATAGAGCGAGTACGTCACGCAAGCGGGAGAGGCGTTATGCGTGGTGGTGCTTATCAAAACATCCTGCCCGTTTGCAATTACGGCAGGTTCTCCACTGTCTATAACCGTGGTTACAATATCGAGATTGTCAGATTCTACACTGTCGCCAGAGCGTAGCATTCGCACGATTACCTTGATTGTGGTATTCCACTCTAGGCCATACGTTGCAGAGTCGAGCACAAAGGAGATATAAGACTTGCCCGTTATGATATCAGCATCCCCAACGGTGCCGATTGTTATGGGCGTGTCTACTGTTGGGTCAGGGTCAACGCCGTCATCTGTCGCGTAGATGATAAACGTATCCGCCGGGTCATCATCTAGTGCTGCGGAGTAGGAAGCGCGAATGCGTAGTGACTTGTCGCCTACGTTCTCTACGGATATATCTTGTGGTGCCGATATCTCGCTGCCTACCAATGCTCCGGTATTGTCCACAATGAACGAACGATAGAAGTTATTGAGGCTGGTAAGCCCTAACGAGTTGCGCTTGCGCACGGTAATGCGATGTTCCCGCGTGCCGGACACGGGGGTAGAAAGCGCGTAGGTAAATGGCAACGTTGCGCTAGTGGTGGATGCCGCGCCGTCTAGATTCGGGTTTGCATCAATGCCCGCGTATAACTCGTAGCGGTTCATGGTGGTGTCTTTAATGCGCATGTTGTACATAATCGCATTGTTGTACGTCGCGCCGCCCACCGTGAATTCTAAGATGATGTTCAGTTGATTAACCATGCTTGCCACTGCCACGGCTGGTATATCGAATTTCAGCCATAGTCCGGCATTCTGGTTTGATACAAGCGTGCCGATGGATAGCCCGCTTGCCGATGTGGTGCCCGTGTTCCAAGTCACGCCGGTTGGCGCGGTGGTCGCGTTGGCTATCACTTGGATGCGGTTGTCCGAGTCTGCCGTTTCCTTGCCGATACAGCAACCAGGAATCGCATCTACGGTGTCGGTGGCACTTCCTGCGGCTGTACTCGTACCTAGCAGCCCGCGTCCACCAGAGGGCACTGTAAGGCTTGTAGCGGTGCGTGATGTGTAATAGACGATTTCCCGTGTGGTTCCGCCGCTGGTTTTGATGTGCGCCCATCCTGCGGAGGGCCAGTCTGCAAATCCGTTTGTGGTCGCCGTGGTAATGGTGCCCGCGCCGGAGCTGGATAGCTGCGCCGTGCCGGTTGTGCGCTGCGTGGCAATGGTGGCAATCCATGCTTTGACGGCGGTTATGTCCTGCGCAAGTGCGGAGTGGTTTGTTAGCATTAGGCCGATATAAGTTGTGCCAGCCGCAGAGCCGCTTGCGTCTACTTCCGATTCATATAGCGTTAGGTCATCGCCCCCGCCTAGATTGTCGGTGGAGTAGTCGCCATCCCAGAATACACGAATCCACTTGGACGGGCTGGACGATTCGATTAGCTTGGACTGATTCGCGGCGATTGTGACGGGCGTGGTTGGCGTGCCGCTGGGCGGGGTCCACGTTAGCGCGTTGGTGCCATCTACGGATAGCTCACCTATGCCCGTGCCATTGTAGCTAGAGATGCCGGTGATTACGATTTGCGGGATTGGCGTATCCGTGAGAAAGCCAAGGTTAGTAACCTGCCCTGCGCCACGAAAGCCGCCGAGGCCAACAACGTTTGAGTTATTGACCGTCTCATAGACTCCTAACGAGTCGCCGCGTGTGTAGGCTTGTGCCATGTGTTATGCCGCCGCTATGGTTAGCAGGCCGGTGCCCGCGTTGTAAGTATACGTCAATTCTGGAGGGTCAGGGTTCCTCGCTACATAATAGCTGAATTCAGTCGTGGAAGTCGCGCCCGCTTTGTCGGTGAGTATCACACGGTAGGAGGGTTCCGTGTAGTCTGATGATTCGATGGTTGACTGAAACTTGTAGTACCCGCGCCCGTCCTCAATGTAGGTTTGAACGTCGGTCCATGTGGATGGTGCGGTTTCCTTTTGGATGGTGTAGTAATCGGCATATTGGTATCCGCGCCATTGGATGATGAATCGCGATTGATACTGTTCGCCCTGCGGTATATCGTCGGTTTCTGTGGAGTCGAATACTTCTATCGCTGGCGGTTCAATGTTGCCGGTGCTGGATAGGTAGATGAATTCGTCATCCGTTTCTTCCTCGATGAATTGGTATAGGCCATACGAGTACACGCGATACGGGCCGGTGCCGGTCCAGTCATACCGCCATATTCCGTATGCTGTCTTTGTGGGTGGGGATAGGGTGGTCATGTGGCAGTCCATTCAGAATCGAAGTCTAGTGTATCGGCCCGATATACCTGCACTTTGGAATTAATGCTTGTGTCGCTATAGTTTGTTGGCAAGTATAAGAATGAATCGTAGTAAACGATTCCGCGCCAAGTCTTAAATGGCGTGTTGCTTACAATGTTTCTATCAATATATCCTAAAGATGTTGTATGTTTTGATATGCGGCTAAATCCTGTATCAAAACTAAAAAAATAAATACCATCGCTTGTTGTGTTGTCTAGTTGATAATTAAACTGCTGAGAAGAAGTGTGAGATATGGTGGAATTAAATTCCAATATTTTTGTCCCATCATCATCAAATTTATAAACCATTAAATATACTGGTGGTCCATCTTCTAGGCTATCATCTGGATCTTGTGGAATTATTGCGCTTACTGTTAGCACTCCGGTTTGATAGTTTATTGTATAAACTTCTGTATCAATATCTGTTATTGTAAAATTAGATTCTGGAGTTCCAGTAGTATCAAACTTGGAAAATGTTGGCGTATAATCAAACAATGTACTGTCAGTTGAATATATATCCCCATTATATATATCAAATGCTGACAAACCTGTTTTTATTGTCCTGCTATATGTTCCACTTTCTGAAAATACTTGCAAACGAGTACCAGACACAACACCATCAGCTACATAAACCTCATTATCATACCATCTAATAAAAAAAGGTGATGTTAATTGGCCTGCGGATGTTCCGGTAGTGCCCCATTCATCTACCTTTGTGCCATCAGTAAGGTAAGACAAGACTTTGTTATTTAGCGCATCGCATATAAATAAAGTGCCGTCATCGCTTACCGCAATGGATAAAAGGGTTCGCGCTGGGATAGTACCAATGCCAAAAGCCTGCAAATTTCTATATAACCCTTGCAGCCTGCGGCTATTGAATCCTTGCAGCGTCATGATGCCTCTGCCCAATACCGGCCCATAGCCAACTCCACCCAATTGTATAGCGTGCCGTTGACTAATACCGGCATTTGCATGATGATGATTTGTTCCCCGATAAACCAATTCGGAGTCACCACAAAATCCGCCGCCGTGATTCCATTATCATGGTTGCGCTTGTATTCGGGGTCGGTGCCGTCCGCCGTATAGGTGACTGACTCGCCATCTATATAGGTTATCGTCTCACCATCAAATGGCGTTTGTTGCAACAGAAACGGCTTGGCGACCGCAAACGTTGCGCCACTTGTGGAACCTGCCACGGGATTATATAGCTTGCATTCTAGATAGTCTGCGTACACCGCCTCGACTACAGCCCAACGGAAGTACACACTTGAACCCGCCACGCTGCCATTTTGCGGGAAGTCTACCGCTACGCCTTCCTGAAAGTTGCGCCGGTTCACATTGCCGCTGTACGTCTGCCCACGCTGCACCGCACGGGCATTGGCGTTTGTGCTGTTCGCCGTTACCGCCTGCCCTTTGCCTACCGGCTTATATGTTTGCCCTACTGCCATGTGGTTACCTAGCTCGCCGGTATAAGGTCGTTGAAGTCAACGGAATATTGCGTAATGACTTTCTTGATGCCAACGCCGGGAACAAGGCCGTCCGGTTCCCTACCCGTCGCGGGGTCAATGAATACCGCTTCCTGCTGCCACAAGTAGCCGTCAGCCTGAAAGGTAACCTCCACCTTCCACGTATACGGCGTGGTGCTACGGTCAAGCAGGGAAGCGTTAAAGCCGGTGCACAACCATCGCCCCGGCCCGCCGTAGTTCCAAGTGGTCGAATTAGTCTTGCCGAGGTACTTAATTTTCTCTTGGAATATCGACGGCACCTTGAGCCGTCCAACATAGGTGATTTCAGACAATGGCCGGAATTGGTTGACCTTCGCGCCCTGCGTAATCGTCTCGCCGGGGTGGTTGGGGTCATCATTTGGGAAGGTATGGCTAAGGCTAATCGGAAAACCTAGCACGTCCTTTGCCGTCTGGATTTGGTTCAGCGTGCCGGTGAGCGTAGGAATCCAGTTACCCTCAAGCGGAATCGTATCAGCAACCGCCGCATAGGTCACGGTGCAAATCATGCTTCCAGTATACGAATCGCCCGCGCTCTCGAATTCCTGCTTCACCACGCGGAGATTGCTGTCTAGTGAAGTGGTCGCACCAATGGCAAACCCTGCCGCGTCTACCGCCGTGCGCGCCTCGTCAATGCGAGCGGCAAGCGGGTTAGTCGTGCCAGCCGTCAGCCCCTTAACAAGTAACGTGCGCTGGAATGCTACCGCCGCGCCGTTCTCATCCGTAAATGAAAACCGCCCCGGCATATGGTCTATGACTACACTAGCCGCCATAATCTATCACCCGTACACGGGCACGCTCGCCCGTCCTGTGTTAATCGCCGTCAACCGCGTCGCATCGAGAATGCCCTGCAGCAAGCTTGTGGTGCCGTCAGTGCCACCCGCGCCCGTAGAGCCGCGCCCGCCGCTCATCGCCGCGCCCGTCATGCCTACCGCGCCGCCACCCGGTACGCCACCCGTAATGCTGCCAACCGGCGGCGTATACTCGCCTGCACGGAATCCGGCGCCTTCACCAAAGTCCTTTGACAATTCTTTCTGCATGTCTACCGTGTCGCCCATGATGCCGTTGATATCTTCGCGGAGTTTCTTTTCTTCCTGCAATGGTTCGAGGATGTCGAGATTGTCATCATAGATTTCCTTCGCCATTGCCGCCGCGCTATCCGGCTGCATTCCTAGCAACTCTGTGGCTTTCTTGCGGAATTGGTCGCCTACGGTAGACTTCTCACTCCACAATCGCTGCGCCTCTGACAATGCGTCTGCGCTGTCTTTAGCGAGGCTTTGCATGAATGGGCTATTGCCACCGCCTAAATTGTCCCAAGCCTGCTGACGGGCTTTTACAGCCTCATCAACGTAGCCCTGCATTGCATCACCAAAGTTAGTGCCAGCCATACCGGAAACACCAGGGACGGCATTGCCCAAGGAAGCAACCGCGCCGGTCAACTTGTCGATGCCCTTGCCAATCGCCGCAAGCACACGAAAGAAAACTTCCTGAACGCCGGTCATGACTAGGTTAAAGGTAGAGGCGAACGACTGCCAGACGAATGTTAGCGAAGTGGCAATCAAAAGCACGCCAGCTTTCAAGCCATACCAAACCGCACGCATCTTGTTTACTGAATCAATGACAGACGCGATACCGTCCACTAAATACGCTAAGCCATTGGCGACAAGATTCTTCACCGCGCCGTCTGTGCTTGATGCCCAATCACGGGTTAGGTCTGCAAGGTATTGGATAGCCGGGGCAACTTGTATCACAAGCTGATTCTTGAACGCTTCCCAGATACCCCATGCCATTGTCACGGAGTCGCCCATTTCATCAACCATTGCCGCTTGCTCATCGCTGAATAGCTGGCCGGTCGCCTGCATTTCATCTTGTACTTCACGTAAGCTATCTGCGCTCTGGAGTAGGAACGGAATCATATCCGTGCCCGACTTGCCAAATAGCGCAGTCGCAACCGCGACACGCTGGGCCGCGCTTCCAAGTCCTTGCATCCGCTGACCAATAGCCGCCAACTGTTCAGGCAGTGGCATCTGAATCAACTCTTGCGCACTCATGCCGAGGCGGTCGAGCATTTCCTTTGCAGGGCCGGTTCCCATAGACGCATTGCCAAGATTCTTGGTTAGCATCTTAACGTTGCGATTGAGCATGTCCATATCAACTTCCGCCAATTGCGCGGCACGTTGCAGGACTTGGATTTCCTGCGTAGTCGCGCCTAGCGCATCGGCCAAGTGTTTAGTATCTTCAATCGCGGTGGCCGTCTCTTGGAACGTAGTCAACACATTACGGATACCATTCGACACCGCCTGAAACGCCATGACCGTGGCCGCGCCAGCAAACGCCGTGCGCAACACAGACGCGGTAGCCTGCGAGGATTTCTGCAACATGCCGAGGCTATTACGCGCCTCATTCATGCCCTTCTTTAGCGAGGCCACTTCCGCAACGAGCGAGACTGTCAGCGTTCTCTTATCGGCCATCGTGCTACGCCTTTATCTTTGTCGCTGTGAAGCTGGAGAATGTTTGAAGCAAATCATCCGCCGTCTTTCTGTTCGCGCCTAGCATTTGCTTTCGATAGGCAACGAAAGGCATCAGGTCATCTGCCGGTGGTATGCTCTTCGCACCTGCGCAAGCGTATTGCGTCTGTAACAGTCTAGCGAATAGCACTTCCAGCCCATGCGTGCCGAATGGTTCAATTTCAAAATATGCCAGCCAACTGCTAAATTCGTCGGCTGGCATTGCGTCAACATCGGCTAATGTTTTCCCAAGGGCTAAAGCTACTCTGTGGCGTTCAATCCAGCTTGGGTCGTTTCGGAGTTTTTTTCCGCTAATGCCGCCGGTGATTCTTGAATCTTGCTAACGATTGCAGCCACCTCAGCAATGCGGGATACAGCCGTTGCGCTCTTCTCCTGCAATTCTGGAATGTCCGATTCATTAAAGATGCGCGTGCCGGTTTCGTCACAAGCGCAAAGATATACAAGCCGTGCGAAGTAATCTTCCGGCAATCCATCCTGCGCAGTAAACGCTTTCATGATTCGGGTCTTGTCACCCGCACTCATAGCATACACCCGCACGGTGCAATCCCATTCAGGAATATACACCTCTTCAAATGTACGATCATTCGCTGCAAGAATTTTGTCACGAAGACTCATGCGGTCAAATCCTCTGTAATGGCGCCAGCAACCTTGAGCTTTACGGTTTGCTGCATCGTTTCGCCAATCTTGGCAGACGCGCCGATTTCAGTACAGAAACACGAAGCCGCCCACGAGCGATTTGTAGCCCATGCAATAGTCACCGTCTCAGCCGCCGCGCTGATTAGCGTTCCTGTATTGTCGCTGCAATCAAAGTAGTAGGTAAGCGAAATCTCGCCACCGTCTACGAGGTCAGCCGGAATATAGGTATGTGTGCCGGTGCTACCCATGTGCGTGCTTTTCAGCGCGTCACGGGCACGCCCGCTCCAATCCGCATCAAGCAATTGAGCCGCGAACGTGGACGTGCCAAACGTCACCGTTACCCCTGTTCCGTCTACAGCAGTTCCTGCCATGTCACTACCTCCTAAGGTCTACACGACCATTCATATTCCTGTGTCACTGTATGCACCCTTGAATCGCTAGAATCCTTCGGGTCAAAAGTCTGTACATCTTCGCGGGACAAGTGCAGCCGCTCGAACGTGCAAGCGTTACCACCAATAGTCACCGTCGCATTATCGTTACCATCCAACACCGCCCGCACCGCATCGGCCAAACTTTGTGCTGCGTCCATCGTCTCCGCAAATACAGTTATCTCGCTGGAACCCATCCACAAACCAGAAGCAGCCACGCCGCCCATGTAATGCTCTGTGCTGGCCTCTATTCGACGATAGCCAATGAACGGCATCAACGCATTGCGCGGTATGTCATCTATCGGTGCGCACGTTGTATCAGCATTCGCCAAGGCTTGTACGCTGGCGTTAGCGCGTATCAGGCTGCGCATTGCTTTTTCTGGAGTAAGGAACGCCACTACTTTTTAACCTTGCTGTTCTCGCTGAATATCTCTTGAAACATGATGTCTCGAAAATTTACCACCAGTCGGGATGCCATCGAATCAAACGTTTCAGCAAATATCGGGCGGCGCGTAATGCCGGGATGATTTATGGTGCGCTTGCGTTTCGGCTGGATAATCTTGTGCGGCTTTACGCCATCTTCAAACAAGTGCGCCAGTTTGGAAAACTTCACGTTACGGTGCTGCGTCTTTACCCGCTTATCGCTTGTGCGAATGTAGCCTTTGTACCCGCCACGCACCACACGACCACTCACGCCGATTTGCTTTGCATACTGCGCACGCGCAACCGCGTCCATTGTGTCTAGGTCATCGCGTATGCGCTTGCGGATTTGGTCGCGCACGGGGTTAAGCGTTTTGCGGAATGTCCTAGCCAATACATTGCGGGCCGCTTTCTTTTCCATGTTGTATAGAACACGGTCAAGCTCATGTCCGCCTTTGAATTGGAATTTCACTAGGTCCGCCATTACTTCACCTCAACGCATTCACAAAGCAAATCCGCACGGTCTGCACTCTGCACTACGGATTCAATATTAAGCTGGCGATATAGAATCACCTTGGAATTGTCCGCGTGGTTTGCTTGCGCGGTTCCAAACTGCGCACGGGCTACGGTTATCGTCGTGCCACTTATAGAGCTAATGGTCATCAACTCATCATCGACACGCAATGCCCGCACGCGCCGCGACTGTGCAAATAGCGCAAAGTCTGCGGAGTCTACAGTTAGCGTCGTTCCGCTAGTTACCGCGCCGTTAAGCTGTCCAACGAAGTCATCAATGAGGAATCGCCGTTCCGCGTTCACGTCAGGCCTATAATTCACCCGCACCGTGTACCGCTGCATTGCGCTGTTCTGGCCGTATTCAACTGTCTCGCTGCCACCCTTGGGTGTCACTTCCGCGTAGACAAAACTTACATTCGTCCACGTCCCTGTCTCTTCGCCGGTTGTGCTACTTATCGCCCGCGTCGGCTTTTGCAGGTACAGGATTCGATTCTTTTTCCCCGCTGGAGGCATCTATAAATTCTCCGTGAGTAGCACGCTTTGTAACCCGCTCATTAGCCGGTGCCTTGGCAAATATGCCTGCCTTGATACCGCGCTCCACATAGCCAGCCTCAACGCCATACTTGGCTGTCAACTCGGCTTCGTCAATCTCAATGACATCACCCACCTTGCAGACGTTAAACTTGTCCACAAGGGTCTTAGCACCCGTTACAGGATGGTCTACAAATACCTTGTAAAAGAATCCCGGCGGTGTAATCGCCTTCAACACCACTACTTTCTGCGTAGCCATTTCTTCACTCCTAGAAGTTAACTATGCGGTCCTGCCATAGCAGCATTTCCGCGCTTCGTGGCAGTTCACTTACAATCGTTCCGGTCACTGTGCTTTCGCGGTGCGTATAGAAGTCGGACAGAATCAACCGGATAGCGTGCCGGATATTTTCCGGTATGCTGGCAGACGTTGCACCGTAGCCTGCGACAAATGTAATCGTCACCGTGTTTAGCGTGGCATCCTGCGTTTCTGGATACGTCACGCCTTCTACCGGAAGAATCCGCGCCTTAGTCGATCGCGTGTCCACTTGATAGTCTGCCGTACTCCACGTTTGGCTTGCGCCGTTTACGTCGAGATAGGTCACAGACGTTATGCTAGACACGGGGCCGATTGGTATCTCAATCGCACATCCGTTATCTGGGAAGTAATCCAGCGTCATGCGCCACGTCTGGTTGATATACCGGCGATTCTGGAACCGTTCCGCTGTTTGCGTTGCCGCCTTGATTAAACTTTCAATCAGCGAATCATCGGTGGTGTGGTCAACGCGGAGATGTGCTTTCGCTTCATCCGTTGTTATCGGCTGCACCGATGGTCCGGTTACCAATTCAAGCATTTGTCGCATTAGCACACAATCGCATTGACACTAAAGGTAAACGAGGCATCATCCGTAGTGGCATCGGTGATAGACCATGCCGCCCGATAAGTGTCGCCAAGAATATTACGCACGCTTCCCGCGCTTAGACTTGCGCCATTCTCAAACATGGCCTGCGTGCCGCTTGCGGTAATCTTGGCGATATGCACCTTTGCGCCACCATTGCCAAGCACCTGAGTGAACGCCACCACGTCAGTCCAAGTCGAGCCATCAAGCGTGGTCTGAATCTTCACATCAAGCGTATCGCCCGCCGCTGTAGCAGCCGCCGTAACGCCCAACACAAAGACGATACCGTTTGGCGCGTCCTGAATGTAGGTCGCATCGCTAACACCGGTCGTTGTCCTTGCAGCACTCGCTACAAGGGTTCTAGTGAATTGTGCAGAGCGTGCTACGTTATTCATTAGCGGATCTTCGCAATCTGGAAGTAGTCCACATCAAACACAGCAGCCGCGCCGGTCTTGTTCTTTGCGCCGAAAACCACGTGCATCTCTTCAAGGCCGGAAAGCGTAATGCTATGCGTGGTGCCAGCAACGCCATTTACGAACGGCGTAATCTTGCCCGTGGTACCATCGTTCGGATCGAAGATGAATCCAAGGCGGATAGACGAGCCAGACGTGTACGGCGTGAAGGTCGTATTCGTTACCTGCGTGCCAGCGTTGGAGGTTTCAAATTTCCAATATGAGCCACCATCCACGAAGAACACAGCGCCGTCATAGCTTGCCGCCGGGCCTGCTTCGCTGTCCTGAAGGAAGTTCGCACCTACGGTATCGCTCAGGCCGAGGATAAAGTTATGGTCGCCGGTCGCCGTGACTTCTGCCTCAAAGGCAATAGGCCGGTCGCTGAAGATCCAGTTCTCCGCCTTGGTGGAAAGGTAGGATTCATCGTTGTCCGTGCCATTGTTGGTAATGCGCAGAATACCACCCTGCAAATCAACAACCGCAGCCGTGCCGCCAGCATCGGTGACAAGCGTATAGTTATTGGTGTTGTCGGTGGCGAAGAAGTCATCGCGCAAAATGTAGCCAAGGCCGGGGTCTTGCAGAATCTCGTTGACCGGAAACCATCGCCAAACGGAAGAGGAAAGGCCGTAGGTAGTTTCCTTCGTGCCAATCGCGCCATTCGGGGACTGGTAGCCCTCTATCTTGAAAGCGTTGTATTCGCTCATTCGTTTCTCCTACTGCCGGGTGAGGTTACCCCACCCGGCTAGTTAGAATTTCAGTTCAGGTTAGGCAATGATGGTATCGGGAGTGAGGCCACCATACGGGCGCACAGCCTTGCCCACAAACGCAACGCGGGCTTCGTCGCCAGCATTGGAGCAGGTAATGCGGGCAGTCACGTAGCGGAGGGCAACGCCGTTGTCCGTGCCAATCTGCGCCACTTCCTGCGCGTTGCACTCGATAGTCACCTGATCGCCTACAGCGTCAGCCGCAACCGTGCCGGAGTCCTTGACCACATACGCCGTGCCCGCACCTGCGGAGTCGGTATACCCGACAATCTCCAGCTTCGTCACGCCAGAGCTAGACGCGCTAACAGAGGTCGTGGTCTGGTACAGCACATGCGTATAGTCGCGCATGTCGATGATGTACTTGGTCGTGCCACCATCGGGGCTAACCACGGTGGCGGAAGTACCGCCGGGGTCGTGGTCGTAGTTCATGATTTTGTATTCGCTCTTAATCTTTTCAGAGTCGAGAATGGAACCTGCCATGTTGCTTATCTCCTATGCGCTTTCGGCGCGGTTTGGTTATCGGGCTTCAAGCGTCACAAACGGGCTAAGGGTTGCTGCGCCCTTCTTCGGGGTCAGCGCAGAACGCCACCACGAACGGCCATCGTTGCGGAGGGTCACGCGGAACGCACGCTCGTTGTTCACGAAGCGCACATGCACGCTCTCAGCCGTGTTGATGCCACCAAGGGTGATTTCGAGATACTGCGACCAGTTGCACAGCATGAGGTCGCCAGCGTCGCCGAGGGCCGAGGCGTATTCAGTGAAGTAAATCGGAAGGCCAAGCAGGCGATTGGGTTCGCCTTCGCGGGCCGAGGTCTGCCACGCCGGGAATCCAGCCGTGCCCACGTTCTGGTTCATGGTCATAAGCTGCGGCAGTGTCTCATGGTTCGCCAACCACACTCCCTGATTCTTACCCCAGAGGCGAGCATACATCTTGACCACGTTCTCAAACTTGAGCGTGTCAGCAGCCTGCCCAGTTTCCTTCGAAACGGTGACAAGGGCCGGGGTATTCAGGATGCCTTCCATCTCACCCGCGCCGGTGCCGTGGATGCGCTCATAGAGAATCTTGCTGGACATTTCCTGCGCGAAGCCGTTAGCGATGATAGCCGCAAACGACAGCGGGGAATCGGCAAGCAGCTCCTCAGTCGCATAGCTCAGGCCCATGAGGCTGTTCGCCGTGAGGGTGATCTGTTCCATGCTCATACGGCTGGGGTCAACCGTAGCCGCTTCGCTACGACGCGACACCACAAGGCCACCCGTAACGGAAGTGGTGTGATTCTTGTCGGTGCGGGCGTTGACTTTGATGGTCGGGGTGGAGACGGGGATGTTGGTCGTGCGACCGGCAATCGGGTCCACCTCCGCATCAACCATCATCAAGCCGCCCATGAAGCCTTCCGGCACCGTGAATCCGCCGTACTGATTGTTGCTGCCGGACTGTTCGTCGGAGCCTACAGCGGCGCGATATTTCAAACGCTCATCGGTAACCTTGCCGGTGATACCGGCCTGCATGACCGCGGCCATGAATTCTTGACGGGAACGGAAGCCGCCGTTGGGGTCGCTTTCGAAAGATTCCTTTACATCGGTTACGCGTGGCGCGGTGCCGGGGTTCGTGGCAACACTGGGCGCTGGGGCCGAGGCAGTGAAGCTCGCCAGCTTGGCGGCGCGGGTCTGCGAGGCCTGACGGCTGGTGATTACGGAATCAATCTGATTGAAGTCCGATTCGTGCTGCTGGAACGCGGCATTCTCATCATCGGTCAGTTCGCGCCCTTCGGCATCTGCCTTCGTGTGAATGGCCTGCATTGCGGAGAGTGCTTCTTGCTTGAGTCGCCCCAAGTCCTGAATGCTGTACTGGAGAAAGTTTTTCATCTTGCTTCCTTTGCTGGGCCGCAAAACAAAAAGCGCGTAAAGAATTCGGGTGGCGAGTTATTAGATACTCGTACCCAAACCTTTACGCGCAAGTTCGCTTACGGCGTTTTGGTCCGTTGATTTAGTTTGTTTCGTCTACATCGTCGTTAGATATTCGCTGCGGCGGTCGCGCCCTTGCGGTTATCTAGCGAAAATATATATCAAGTCACAACAGAATGCAACTACTTTTTTTCTAGGATAGAAAGTGCGCGGCGGGCTGCTGCAAGTCGCGGGGTTTTGATGCGGGAGGCCAGCTTGTCAAGTGCCATCTCATAAGACTCAACGGCATCAATCAATCCGCGTGCTTTCGCTTCCTTCGCAAACCATACGCCACCATCGGCCACGAGGGCATCTACCTGTTGCTTCGACAATCCGCGCCCGCGCTGAATGGCTGCGCTGAAGAAGGTCTGGGCGTTGTTTACCATCTGTTGAAAGCGGGCCAACTGCGGTTCCGTGATTTCCGTGCCGGGAGTTCCCATACCCTTGAATTCGCCGGTACGGATTACGTGCACCTTCACGCCCGCCATTTCCGCCGCGCCGCTCATATCCTCGACTACTGCATAGGTGCCGATACTGCCTGCCTCACCCGCTGCGTTGACTGTGAGTCGCGGGGCTTGGCTTGCTACATACATGCCGCCGCTCGCTATCAAATCGTCTGCATGGGCCGCTAGGGGCTTCACAGTGGCCGCCTTGGCAACGTCATTCGCAAACTCATCGCTACCCGCAAAGCTGCCGCCGGGGGTGTCGAAATGAAGCATGATAGCCTTGACGCTTGGGTCATTAACCGCCGTCTGCAATGCACGGCGGGCCTGATTGGTAGAAGTGCCAAACTTGGTGCCGCCCTTCGTCATCAAGCCAACAATGGGGATAATGGCGATACCGGCAGACGTGAGGCCATAGATGCCGCGTGACTCGCTGATAGGTTCGAGTGCGAGCATGTCCTGCTGTAGCTTGTCCGGCGTGAATGCCTCATCCGTCTGTCGCGGGAATCGCTGCATCATGGTTTGAAGGTTCGCCGCGAACGTCGGTTCAAGCATGTACAATCCCATGTGGTGCGCAAAGCATAGCGGGGTGGTGTTACTCATTGGGATTGCTCCTTATCTCATTCGCAAGCCATTGGGCTACGGATTCATAGCTTTCTGCACCTGCGGCGTATTGGGTAAATTTCTCTGCGTCAACGTTGAACGCTTGGAAGATTGGGGATAGATTGGTGACAAGTTCCGCCAGCAAGTCTAACTTGAATTCCGCTATCTTAGCCTCAAGCGTATCCGCGCAATTCGCGTGCTTCTTTTCAAGTCGCGGTATAGCAAGCTCTGCCTTGCGCTGGGCATGGGTGATAGTCGGAATCACCATGCTATACGCTTGCTCTTGCGTCAAGCCTACGCGGTGCACCGTCACATTGACGGCGGGCGGTTCGGGGATATTCATGTTCGGGTCGGGTTCCCTTGGCGCACGGGCCTGCGCTTTCACATCGGCAGGGAACATCATATCTTCCTTGAGCTCAATCATGTTGCCGGCAATGAATCGCTTGTTGCCTTCGTTGCCGATATAGTTCATGTCAAGGAAGTTGCGTGACTCGTTGACTGAATAGATGCCAAGGTTAGAGTACGTGCGGATAACTTCCGCCTGCGCCTTGGAATCGCCACGCAATAGCGCGTTGAAGTTGTGCGCTATGTAAAGGTCGATTTCGTCTGAACGAAATAGCTTGCGCTTGGCTTCCTGTTCCCAACGAATCGCACACGGCTGAAGGCAGTCAATCACATATTCAAGGTTTTGCA